GCTGTTCGAATGTGCGAAAAATTTAATATTCCGAAAACTAAAGCAAATTTCAGAATCTTGTATTTTGAAGAAGATAACGACATTAATTCTTTTTCTAAAGAAGACCTGTAAATAAGGTACACCGACTAGACCATATTGGTGACATCAACAAAATGCCCTGTAATAAATTATTTTAACCACCTTAATGCGCAATGTATAATAAGGTGGTATACTCAATTACCAATTCATTAGCAATTAGTAGGTAATTAGTAAATGGCAAAACGTAACAATATGCAACTTGTAGAATTTATCACAATTAATGACAAAAGATTCTTGCCTTGTCCTTTTTGTGGAACTAAAGAAGATGATGAAGGTCATTCTTTTCATGTGCTTCAAGATTGGTGGTACAAGATAAGATGCACCACTTGTGAAGCTTGCCCTTACTCTTCGGAATCGAAAACTTTAGACGCTGCTATTGAGTTTTGGAATAAACGAGTTCAACTTTCCTCTTTAGATGATGCCAAGTTTCTTATCAAGAAAGTAATCAATGATTTAACAAAAGTGATCGAATAATTATGAGCCATCAAATAGTAGGCTATATTCGTGTTTCATCACAAGGACAAAATACAGCAAGACAGTTAGCAGGAATTACATTAGACAAGGAGTTTGTCGATATGGTTACAGGAAGTAACAAAGACCGGGATGGTCTAAAAGAATGTATGGCTTACGTTCGTGAAGGTGATCAGCTTTTAGTGGATAGCATTGATAGGCTTGCTAGAAACCTTCAAGACCTTCAAGAAATAGTGGATAACCTTATTAAAAAAGGGGTTTCCGTTAAGTTCATAAAGGAAAACCTTACCTTCAATGCACATAAAGACCCAATGGCTACTTTAACATTGCAAATTATGGGTGCATTCGCTGAGTTTGAGCGCACTATGATTAGGTCTCGTCAACGCGAGGGAATTGATGCGGCGAAAAAAGCCGGAAAGCACCTTGGTAGACCTATTAAAGTTGACAATAAATTTAGAAAAATTGTCAAAGAGAAGAGGGAAAGTTTACAATCCATACGTTCCATAGCTAAAGATATGAACGTTTCTCGCGCTACGATATACAAAGCATTAGAGTTATAGCTTGCACTCAAGATCATGATTTTGTACTATGCCAACTTTTTAGGCGTAAATAAGTAGATGAGATTCTATGTAGAGGGTCACGAAGTGGACGTGTCAGACCCTAGTTTCTTTATGGATGAAGAAGAATATACCGAAACCAGAGAAACCTTAGATGAGATGTTAAGTACCTATGCTGATTTACCAATGGCTCAACAAAGCTAAAGACAGATTTTATAAAATCGCAGTGCAGGAAGATGCTAATAGGATTAGACTTGATTATAGTTGGGGTTCTTGTAATTCAAATCGCGGTGGCAAGAAGAACATTTTCTTGTGTTCCGAAGAGGAAGCACAGAAAACAATTGACCAAATGATGAAGAGGCGCAAGAGTCGTGGTTATGAACTCATTGCGCCATCTATGAATTAAGCAGCTTCGTTATGTTCAGGAACAGTTTCAACCTCGCTCTTCTCCTCTCCTTCGGGCTTGGCTTCTTCTGGATGTTCGATACGCCATATCATTTGCTCTAACACGGAAATCGCGCCAATTAATTGATGGTAATCTTGATGGGCTTGGTCTCTTCTTATTGCAAGAACGGCAATATCTCCACGCAATTTTTCTACTGTTAATGACATTAAAACTACTCCTTATGTTATTGAACAAATATTATGAATATTCCCATATTACAACCATTCCAGCAGCTCCGTTTCCGCCAGCAGTTGCGGCAGTAATACTTCCACCACCACCACCACCACCACCCGGAGCATTGCCTACTGCACCACCACCAATTTGACCACCTGCTGCATTACTAGAACCAGCACCACCACCACCACCCAATGCAGCATTTCCACCGGCGCCACCCATAGCTTGGCCAGTAGTTGTCATTCCTCTTTGACTCATACCGCCCTGAATAGATATTTGGTTTGTAGTGGTAAGTAAACCACCTAATCCACCACCTACCGAAGCATACGTTTGGGTAAATGTTCCAGAGGCTGCCCCTGCACTTCCATTGCCAGTACCACCACCTCTAATAGCAATATAATTTGTAGGGTCTGCAATTTGATCACTAAATTGTGATGTTCCACCACCAACACCGTTATTATTTCCAGCAGATCCTCCTGAGCCACCAGCTCCAACCACTAAAGTTAAAGTTGTAGGCATAGTGGTGTAGTAACGATTGCAATATCCACCACCACCTCCACCACCAGCAGCACTATTAAATACAGAAGACCACGCAGCACCACCACCACCACCACCACCACCCCATACTTCAACATATATTTTAGTTGTTCCAGTGGTGGGGGTATAAGTAAAGCTTCCAGCCGTAGCAAATATTTGCTTCCCTATTAATCTACCGGGATTGTAAACTAAGTTAATTCCATTATTTCCAGCCATGATTTCCCCTTAAACAATTGTTATCAGTGCAGATTGTGGTGCACCTAAGCATTGCCATGTAGTATTTGCTACCGTGCAAATAAAATGAATTGAATCAAATTGGTTGGTTGATGCAATGCTTCCTCCCGTTCCAGAAGTTGAAGAAAGGTTTCCTATTTGAATATTTTGACTGGCATTTTGAGCTATTTTCCATCCACCTGCACCCATACCAATAACATAAAGAACATCTCCAATAGCCGCAGTTGTAGGGAGGGTAAAAGTAACTAAAGATGCATTATTAGCTCCCCATCCGGTATTTGTAGTCATAGATTGAGACGTTCCCGTTACTACAGTAAAAGGAGTTGAACCTGATGAAATTGTTGACCAAGTGCCGTCTCCACGCCAGAAAGTTGTGGCCGATGCTGCCGTACCACTATTTAAGTGAGTTACGGCTAAGTTGCCGCTCACAAAACTTGCCAAATCTATTGGCGTTGCATTCCATGTTCCAGTCGTCACCGTACCAAGCGTGGTAATCGAAGTTTGACCGACATAGTTTGACGAAATATCTATAATTGGATTGACGCCACCCGTTGAGGTGATGCGATTTGTCGTACCTGAAACACTTTCAACAAAGGTTCCAGTCAATAAGTCTAAGACTTGCTGAATAGTTATTTTTCGCGTCACAGGGCCTGGTAATTGATCCGCTGGGAATACGTCTGTAACTTGTGCGGACGTGGCCGCAGGTAAGGCACTAATATCTATACCGGGCATGGTCTATTCCTCTTCCGTGACTAATATGTTTTGTCCAAGGTTCGTAAGAATCGGATCACCGCCTTGTGTAATGAGAAACAATTCCTGATCGATAACCGATTCAGAAGCGGCATAAATTAAGATAACGATTAACCCACCGTAAACGCCTGGCATCTTTAATTCCTTTTAAAAAAGGGGGAATTCATTTCCCCCCAATTAATTACGCTGTAGCTATTACATGGTAGTGAACTTTAGCAACAAAAGTACTATCACCAGTGGTGAACGCACCTGTCGCGTTGCTCAAATACAAACCTTGGTTAACGGTAGTTGCGAAAGGCTTAGCACCGATTGCCCCGTTAAATAGGTACGTATTGCTCGCTGTAACAAAGAAGTCCGCGGCAGCTTCGGTATTAGAAGCAGCAGGGCCAGCACCGTTAATAGTCGCGCCATATTGAGCAGCTACCACACCACCACCAGCAAATGCCGCTGTGCCATAAGTTTGGACTAACTCCATACGGTCAAGAACGATAAGTCTATTTGCACCGGGTGCTGGAACTAAAGCAACAGGAGCCGCAAACATACCGAGGAATTGCGCAGCAGTTAAGGCCGTGGAAGAAACGATTGGAGAGGAAGCAACATAGATGAAGGCATCTGCTCCGATGTTTTGAGGTAAAGGCTCAACCAGAGAGTACAAAGCACCAGCGTTAGCAGTACCAGCACCGATAACCACGAATTGACCTGCTTTCAATTGCTCAAGACTTTGTTGGTCGAAGGCACGTTGAAGCACAACAACTTGAGGTGGTTGTGGGAAAGGATAGGACACATTAGGGAATCCATAATCTTGATAGATGTAGATTCCGTTTTGTGCAGGAAGAGTTTGACCAGCTAATAGAATTCTATCACCGGGTTTTAATAACACGCCATCCACTGTTAAAGAAGTTACGGCAAGAGTTAATAAAGCACCAACTCCGTTGTTATTTGGGCCATTGTAGTAAGTACCTACTATGTTTGATAACGATACGACACGCGCAGGTGTCAAATCGTTAAACAGTACTGTTTGTCCTAGGTGTAAAGTCATTTTAATATCCTTATTAAATGATGAGTAATATTACTGCTTGAAGTTAGCTAACTTCCCCATACGATACCTGTAGCTGTTGTTCCACTCGAATTAATCCTGATGGAGTAAATCGGGTGCCAAACGCCAGCCGCCAAGGCCGTAAGAGTCTGTACAGTGCCATCCCATTTTGTATAAGAGACATCACCAGTCACGCCTACATAAAGCCAGCGTGCGAATTCAACGGAGTTATTGGCTCCAAAATAAGTATCGTTTGTTACGTTTCCTGTCCTTGCAACACCCGACATAACCCGAGTTGGGCCAGTGTAAGAGTTGGGATCTAAAGCTGGTATATTACATAATTGAACTGCCATTACGTGGCTCCTTAAAGTTTAATGTAAATATTCATGAATGAGGTTAACGGCAGCGTAGATAAGGTAATAGCCGTTGATGTTCCGGGGCCATTTCCTGTATTTCCGGTTGCAGTCGTCAAGTTTGTTCCCGATGCAAAACCGAAACCAAACCCAGCCCCTACCGTTGTAAAGGTATAGGTATGTGAGTGAGGTGGCAAGTTTGCTGCACCAATTGTAAAGGTTGCACTATTAGCACCAGCATTTTGACCTAAGACCGCGCCCATGCCCGTAGCAGCTATTGACCTTCCCAAAGATAAAGGCAATGTCAGAGCCTTATTAGCAATAAAGTCCGCTTGTGCTGTAGCTCCGCGTCCTCCGGCAACAGGTGCATAGGTATTTGATACAGCATCCCAAATCGTTTTATATAGTTGAAACATAAATTGCCCAGCATAAGGCGGTGTTGCACCTGATCCAGTATTTCCAATGGTGCTATCATTCATAGGCATCCATCCCAAAGGAGCAGATGACCAATAAGTTGCTTTAACATCCCCACATCGTGGTGTTTGGTCTATAGAGTCAATCATGTCATATGAATCAAACTCAGTATCAGGATCGACAGACCCTAAGAACAGAGCAGGTTTCGTAAACAAGATGTCACATGGCGCACCTAATGGCATATCAATTTGAATGTATAATGCGTCATCATCGGTTTGCATTCCGGGCGTACCAAGCGAACCACCTGCAACAGATGGAACCACAAAGTTTATAGGGAACCATTGCCATGTCGTAGTAAGTACCGCTGAACCAATGTTAACTCGTGTCGCTGATGATTCAGGTGTTGCACCCGTTCCAGACCCATAATATTGACGACTAAATATATTTACCGTTTGAGTTCCAGACCCACAAGCTGCCCAAAATCCGAAAGTCATAGGCTGATTTGATAAGTTTTTAACCTTTTGGGTTATTGGAAACTGGAAGCTTTTGTATGTTTCACCCGTTGGCGTGTTGGTGCATTGATATTCTACATACTCAACAGGTGTTACATCTCCGGTTAAAGGAGCCGCAGACAATGCGAATGGAACAAATGTTATCGAGTCGATTGCATTGGTGTTATTTTTAACAAAACGAATATCAGGGCCAAGAACTCCATAGGTTCCTACAATGGGGTTAGTAAGAGCCGGAGTAAAGCCTTTGTGATTAGATGGGGCGATAACCAAGTTGGTAGGGAGAGGACCCGCTTGCGCCCCAATGTGGTTGATAAATTGGTTATTGGTGATGTAGTTCGTCACAGTAATATATGTCGTGACGTTACCACCACCACCTGATCCACTTGCTGGGAAGTCGTTTGCTTGCCATAGCAGATTACCGTCTTTATCGTAAACTTCTACATAGTACAAGTCGTCTGGGTTTGCGCTATCTTCTTGCCAATAGAAAGGGCCTTTAGTGCCATTAAGATTGAAAATAACAGGATTTGGCCATGCCAATGTTCCCGCTGGGTCTTGATAGATAGGTTTAGGTTGACGCGTAATAGAGTCGTAAGTAAACATTTGTGCGCCACCAGCCGCAAGGCCATCGTTACCAACGATGTACCATAGGGGCGGAAACGCTTGTACGTAAGTAATTGCCATGTTCACATTCCTTGTGAAGTTTTATTTATTTGCTCTTACCAAAAAGCTCATTGTAAAAACCTAAAGCCCCAGCTCCTAAAGCACTTCCTGTGCCTATTCCTGCAAGATAAGGGTGACTCTTAACCAATTTTCTCATTCGCATTGCATTATGATATTTACCACGCTTTGCATAAAATGCTCTCTTAGATAATGAATTTACTAATTCATCAGGAGAAGATTCACCGCGCATAAACTCATTGATGGCCTTATTCTTATAAGGAACCACTTCGTTTCTATAACCTTCTTGAAGTTCGCCATATTTTTGCTTCATTCCCTCATGTATCTTACCATCAGGGCCTTTAAACATATTGTTATTAATGCTGTCAATTGCATTATTTACAGCACCCAATTGTTGGCGTTCAGCAGTTCGCAATGTAGTTAGTTTATCTAAATCTCGCTTAATACGTAATAGGTCACTTTTTGCATTGTGCGCATTTTGCAAGGTAGGGTTCTTGTCGAAATCCTCAAGTCCTTTGATACCCTTGTTTGGCGAGTACTTTTTGATGGTCTTCATGTCCACATCAATATCATACAATGCATCACCAAAGCCTTTTCCTTCGGCTTCCTTCCACAAGTTTTCATAGCGATTACCGTATTGACCAATATTTTTTTCACGAGTCTTTAAGACATCCTTAGCAATACTCTTGGCGGTAAGGTTCATTGGATTTAAAGCCCCTGCAACCTTTCCAGCCGGAATAATGCTTGTGGCATTTCTTGCAATTCCTCGTGTCAAAGCATCACCTGGGTTCATTTCTTTGCCCGTGAATTGGTCTAATGCCCCTGATATGTCCTCTTGATAAAGATATTTTTTTACTTTATCTGCGGCACCTTTTGGTAAAAGATTAAGACGATTTTCTAAATAATTTGTTATTTTGTAAGGTGTATTAATCGTTTCATGACCAAGTTCCGCAAGTCCTGCAATTCCATTCTTGATACGGGAAACGGGATGTTTAAGACCATTAATTGGATTTAACCAAGCTGGAACCTCCGTCTTTGCCTTTTCCCAATACTCAGGCGCACTTTCAAGCGCACCCTTTCCGGCATTCAGTAAATCCTCGCCAACCCTAAAAGGCGCATACTTTGCAGCTTGACCAATACTTTCTTCCGGTTCTTCCATTTCTAAGAAGTCTCGGGGCTGGTAAGTTTGCTTTGCAGGATTGTAACTACCTTCTAAAAAATCGCGTGGCGTTCCCATTACAGTACTCCTTGCGCTTTTAATTTCTTCCTGATTTCCGCAGGTGATGTTTTGTATTTTTCAGCCATATACTTGATGTCTTCTTCCGTAGGTTTATCACGCAATAATTCATCAGTTCGCTTCTCAATAGCACTTACATCGACCATTTTGTTTGCTTGCTTAACAGCATCAGATAGATTGACGCCTTTATCAAGCAACCCTGAGATAATATCGTTCTTCTTTTCTGCAATGTCATGAAGTGCAATAGCTGATTTTAGTTTACCTTCGGCGACATGAATTGGATCGCTTGGGCTAATCTTTTGACGTTGCGCTAAGTCAAACTCACGCACTAAAGGCTTACCACTAAACCCTTGAACAGTTGATGCAATAAAACTTTCAGAAGTAGATAAAAAGTCACCAATAAGTTTCTTTTGCGCAGGGGTTCCGGTCTTCATCAAATAATTTAATTGCTTATCTTGGAAGAAAGGAATCTTATTGCGCATCTCTTGAAACTCAGGATTTTTAATAATATCTGTCATACGACCCAATACGGCACCTGAATGACTTAAGCCAAGTTGACTGTCTCCAATTTCCTGTTGCGCTTTGGCGCGATACTTTCCGGCTTCTTCGCCTTGCTTCTCTTCGCCTTTAAATCGGCCGGTTTTCTCAGCCCATGTGGGTTCAGTTTCTTCAATCTGAACATCCTCATTAGGCGTTTGAACATCTTCCTCATAAACAGGATTGCCATTCTTGTCATACCATTGTTGACCTTCAACAGTGACACCACCTTTTGGCCTTTTTCCGGGAACAGTATTCATTGCTGGATTACCCATTGGCTGTTCAGGAGCTTGTGGCTGTCCTTGGGGCATTTGTTGCTGTTGAGGCATTTGTGGCATAGCTTGAGCCGCTTGCGCAAATGGGTTGTTTCCTTGCCCTTGGCTTTGGCCTTGTCCAAGAAAACCTTTAAGGCCATTCTTTAAGTAGCCAGCAAAGTTATTGGTTGAAGGTTGTCCAACGCCTGTATGTTGCGGAATGTTATTTAAATAATTCCGGCCTGTACCTTGACCCATACCAGCATTAACCGATTTTTCTAATGCTTCTCGGGCTTTTTTATTGCCCATATTGGCTAAAGCACCGGGGTTTTGTAGTAATTTGGCAAGGAATTGTGGCCCCATCAAATTGGCATAGGCACGTTTACTCGCAGCTTCGGCTTGCAAGGTTGTGGGCAAATACTGAGATTTAATTTGGTTAATCTTCTTCTCAATCATTGCGTTGTGAAGGGCATTAATCCCACCCATAGCAGTGACCAAACCACCACCGGGGCCAGTATCGGGAACAGTTCTTGGTAATGGAAGTGCCATTTTATATCCTTATAAAAAGCTGCCGCGCATACTTAAGCCACCGCCTATAGTGTTCCAGAAGTCATTTTTCTTACCTGCTTCTTTCCCATAGGCCGCTTCACCCATTTGATGGCCCATTTTATTATACATGTCGGTCAATGAATTTGCCGCGCCTTGACCACCTTTCATCAAATTATCTTCGCCTTGTCCATATTGGCTATTAATTCCCAATACGTTTTGAAGCCATGAATTCATGTCACCCGATGCAATTTGCCCGGCATTTTGCTGTTGTTGTTGCATCAGTGCGCTACTTCCCATCATGCCACTGGCTGATGCCGAATTGTTTCCTGCGTTCATTGCTTGCTGTTGAAGCATGTGGGCGTAAGGACTTTCTTGGTAATTACCCATTAAGTTATTAATAAAACCGCTTGGGTCTTTCTGGCCTTTTAGCCATTCCTGATAATTTCCAAGACCTTCTTTACCTGCATCTAGGTAAGGTTGTTGTACCCCTTGACCCATTTGCATGTACTTTTGGTATTGCTCCATAGCTTTGTCATAGGATTTTCCGGAGTCGCCAAAAAGGCCCCCAAGAAAACCTCCTGCACCTGACATCATCCCTTGAGGATCAAATCCATAATCTGGGTTATTCCAACCACCACCCATCGTATTAGCCATAGTCCACATTCCTTGTGCTAATTAATCTTTAAACAATGGTCGTCCATTGTCCATTACCTGCAACCACTTGCCATATTTGTAATGAAGCCGTCCTTGGCAACGTTGGCGAATTGGCATCACTCACGTAAATCATTTGCCCTTCAACGGGCGTTTGTATCAAAGCCTTTTGTGCTTTAGTAAGTCTTGGAACGAAAAAGCCGCCCGATGACATATATTCGCGTAAGGACTCGACAAATGTCGCCATAAAGTCGCCCCAAACGTTACTTAAATAAACCTGATCCCTTACTAAAGGGTCATAGGTTGGGAAAAAGTCAAAGTCACGAGCCATTTATTTACTCCGGTAAAATCTCGAAATTCCAAGAGGCACCCAAGATAATGAATGGGATCTCGCTAAAGAATTCGACTCTAGGAACAAAGCCTTGTCCTCTAGGGGTTGTTCCAATCTTACGCCAGACGGTTCTATGGGTTCGCTCACCTGTCTTTCCCATTGTCGCGTGCAGATTATTACCATAGCTTTGACCTCCATCTTTTGATACAGACAAATAAACGGTTGGTTGAGCATTTGGCGCGTAAGGAATCGTTAAAATATTATCCAGACCGTGATCGGGCGTAAACCCTAAAACACCCGTGGACAATGCGCCCTGTAATAAATCAAGTTGCCATCGGTCAATGCGTAATCGCTTATAACCCTCTGGACTCATTTGACGGCCTATTCTCATGCGTCTGATTCGTTCACCATTATTAGTCGTGACCTGATCGCTTACGATGTAAAATAAAGCCTTCTCATAATCTCCATAGAAATTAACGCCAGCAAAATAAGCGTGAGTTTGGGCGGGGTGCCTATCGCCATTGATGACCTCCTCTTCATGCCATTTGGGCGAATCAGATGTACTCATCGATACATTCAATACAAACGTATGATTCGCAGCCGTGAAGTTGATACGGTAAAAAATAAGTCCGTTCTCTTTAATTAAAATGCCGCGAGCATCAGACACACCGGGGCCAGCAGCGTATTGCGCTAACTGATAATCCAATGCTCTGTTACTTACTGGTAGTGACTCAGTACCTTTAACTTCCATCACTCCGGCTAATCCATCACGGTCTTGAGCCAAGAAAAACATCCGGTCAAATCCAACCGCAACACTTCCTATGGCTGGTGTACCAACTTCCATAAGGAGCGAATTATTGCGCCTAAATGGTAAGTTAGTACCCAGACCCGCGTTTTCCCAAACTTCTGTATAGTATTGAGAAAACAAAAATATTCGTCTGTGTAAGGTTCTACAGGCAACAATAGTTCCCGGATGGGATGTAATGCTGCCGAACTGCAATTGACCTGATACCGTAACGGTATTGGTCGGTGCGCCATTAGTGGTAAGCGTTATAAATATTCCGGCAATTGCATTGGCGTAACTCGTAGCTACTTTAATGGTTCCCGGGTTAGTTGTTGGAGAACCTACCATAATCACGTAATAAGTTGTTGTCGTGTTCAAAGGTGCTGGCAAAGTTCCAGTGGTTGTAAAAGTAATCGGTACGCCAGTTTGAAAGTTGGCATTGCTCGTACTGAGTGTAAGAATGCTTGTTACTGAGCTTCCGGTAAACGTTGCACTGCCACCACTCCAAACCATCCCTTGATTTAGTGAGGACAAATAAAAGTTATTAGTGCCACCAGCGGCAACCAAAAAGAATCCATCGAGATAACACACATCAATGGGATTAGCGGGAAACCCGACATCAGTAATTTGTACAAAAGTAGTCGCATTGATATCCCATATATACCCTTCTACACCGTCAACAAAGATAACTTGGTACTGATTCGCATCAATACCCACATAACCCGCAGCGGTAACAAGTGTTCCCAGAAGAGTTTTTGTTAATGAACCCACCGTTCCTGTAATTAAAAATACAGACGCCCCAAAAACTTGATAAATTGCATTATTAAATACAAAAGTAGCCCTAGAACCCCCCGTTTCCGGGGTAAAGTTTAGGGTAGAATCAACCAATCCAGACGTTGAAATCATGGCTTTTGGACGCTTACCATTGGCATCAAGGTATTCAAATACGTTAACGCTACGTTCCGCATTAATTGTGCTGATACGCTGGTTATCGTAACTGCCTACAAAGTCATAATCTTTGCAATCACTCGCCATAATTAGTACGCCAAAATATTTTGCCAGTAGAACGGCTCAGCGCGACTAAGAATCGCAGAGGGTCGTACTGTGACATCAGTTTCATTGACGTTCTTAATTGACTCGTAATAATCGTTGTATTCATCCTCGGAAGTTTGAGGCCAATTACCGGATGGGTAATATGCTAGCCATTTCCTACCGAGTGCATACTTTAAGAACCCGTAGTAAAAAGGTGGTAACTCTTCAAGATTTGAATTAGCGGCTAAACTGTTAATCATGCATTTAACGCCTAACCGACAGGGGTAAGGTTGGTCTGGTGCAGGATAAAACGTCACAATACTTTCATCGGCTTGTTTATCTAGGAAGATAAAGCCCGGTCTTGTATCTAATGGCAACAGTCTTGTAACACCGTAATATTGTGCTTTATTAATAATTTGTAATGGATAGATAATTCCTTGCCCAGCACTTGGCACCAAATAGTTTGCAAATGACAAATCAACGATTCGATTTGAAACCACATCGGGATTAGGAACCATATCCGAAAAAGTATAAGACGCTTGGTTAACTACAAGATTGAAGTTTAACTCGGTCAAATAGGGTATATAGATGCTGTCTTCGGCAAATTTGGCTAATAGTTCATTAATTAGCTCAAGTCCTGCGCTTAGCATATAGGGATCAGGAACCTCTCCTACTCCAAGTTCTCCAATAAGATATAATGAATTAATTATTAATTGATTCGTCGTTTTTATTATTTGCGGCATCCTGCCTCCTTTGCATCATATGATGCTCTCTATGATGATGACCACATAACCATCTTACTTCAAATGGTTTATAATAATCGTCATGATGCGCTTCAACTTTTAATTCTCCACAAACTTCACAAGGCATCCTAATTAATTTACCATTTCTAATTTTTCTATAGGTTTGAACTCTTATTAAGTTCCTTAATTTTTGTTTATCATTTGGAGGATTTTTTTCTCTCCATTCACGATTATATTTTGCAGCGCATGGCTTACAAAATGTCTTTTTCTTAAAATTCTCTATAACCACATTACACCAAGAGCATAATGGTCTAAATATACCCGGCTTTGCGCCAAGCCTAGGATTACGTTTTCTTATCCCTTCACGTTTCTTATCTTCATATTTTTTACGTGTAATCTTTGCTTTTTCTTTTTGTTCATCTGTCAGAGGATTATCTATTTTCCATTGTTTTGTATAAACAGCATGACAGGTATTGCATTGCCCAGCACTTTGTCTCTCTTTTAATTTTCCACACTTACAAAATTCACTTCTCATAATATATAACTCCTAAAACCATAATTTTAACATGGAATTAGGAGTTAGTGAAACTTATACTATTTCAAAGGGAATGCGTCATCTAAACCTTTACAAAGTTTACGACCGAAGTCTTGCGCATTTTCGCCATCATTGCTCATGTATGCGTTAAACTCTTCCATTTCCTTTTTCATCACTGGACGG